GGGGGCGTCGAGCGGGGGTGATGAGAGTTTTGAGAATCATTCTCAACTAGGCGCCGTCTTGATCGCGTTCTTCGATCAGACTGATCGCCAGAATTTCGTGCGAATTTCGTGCTAACGTCCAGCACGAAATTCCACCTCAAAAAGATCAACAAAATAAGTATGTTAGTGTGTGTATGTGTCTATTTCGTAATTTCGTGCTAGGGGGGTGGTCCCCTGGCGGATTCAGCACTCGTTTTCCCAGGGGACCCCTTAGCACGAAATAGACGAAATACACGAAATTACCCGTCGTGCAGATTCACACGTCGAGCGGCATCGGAAATCCGACCCAAAAATTTTTGCGATTTGAACCCGAAAACGCGCCGACGCGGCAAAAGAAAAGGCCCGCCGAAGCGGACCTCCAACTTGTGCAGATTTCGCACGAGATCAGTCTCGACCACGCTCTTTGATGTAGCGCCCCTCGATGTAGACCGTCGTCGGTCTACCCGCGCCCTTGTGTTTCAACTTGGCGGGATAGATCTCGAAGACGCCTTCGAGGCGGCTGATCACGTCCTTGCGGTCGCGCTCGCTCATGGTGCGGAACGTGCTGACGTGCTGGCCCATCTCCCTCATGGTCAACCCCCTCGAACCAGCGTCGGCTATCAGCTCGGCCAGGTGCTCGGAGACCCGGATGACCGGAGAGGCTCCCATGTAGCGACGGGTGTTGACGATCATCTCCTCGGTGTAGAAGCGAACATAGTCCCAGGCCCAATCCACGTCGTCGAGGTTGATCTTCTTGTGGTCGCAGCTCAGCGCCACGATCAGGGCGATCCTCTGGGTCAATTCCTTGGAGCGCGACCACATGCCGTCGAGGCGCATGGGTCGCAGTTCCTTCTGCCGGTCGATCACGAATTGGGCGATCTGGCGCAGCCGCGCCTTCGCTTCCGAGGTGAACTTGATAACTTCCGGCTCCACGACCTCAACCGGGTCCTCGAAGCCCTCGATGTCTGCGTCCGGGGCTTGCCCGTAGTGGATGAGCCAATCCTTCAGCCGCTCGGGGATCTTCTTCCAGCGGCGCGGGTCCTCGATGCGAGGTTCTTCCCGCGTGTTGACGACCAGGAGTCGGTTCAGGAAGCCGTTCGCCACGTCGTCCTGGCTGACGGCATCGAAGAACGTCTCGGGGGTGGAGAGGCCGAGGACCGTCACTGCCGGTCGGCGGATGATCTGCTTGCGCATGGTGTCCACCTGCTCGCGCGTCTTGCCGTTCAGCGAGTAGGCTTGCGGTCGGACCTCGGTCGCCAGGGTGCCGAAGATGGAGATCAGCAGGGTCTGGGCGTCCTTGAGGTTGGTGTTCGATCCTCCCGCTGTGCTCGCCAGCAGCTTGCCGAACTCGTCGAATACGGTGACGTGCCGCGGCTTCATGGTCATGGCACCCATCAGGCCGGCTCCCGACGCATAGCCGCCCGGCCCGACCAACTCGTCGAGGCCCGCCTCTGCCAGGCAGCGGGAGAGGAAGGTGCGTCCGAACTCCTTGCCGGAGCCCGTGACGCCCAGGTTGACCAGATAGAGGGAGGTGAAGTTGTCGAACTCGCTGCACCAATAGCGGCCTCCGACCACCGAACCGAGGCTGAGTGCCCCTTGAACGGCGAACTGGCGCTGGGTGGTGGTGGAGACCTCGTTGTAGTGCTTGACGGCATCGCCGAGGACGCCGGGGATCGTCAGCAGGTGCTTGGGGATGTCGCTGACCGACGGTCCGTCATGACTTTCCTCGTCATCCCTGTCGGGCGGGTCGTCCTCCTGTTCGGCGCGCTTCCGCTTCTTGCGGGGCAGCGGCAGGTCGTCTTCCTCGTCGAACTCGGCCGCGACATTTTCGCGTTCGACAACCCATCGGTTCTCGTTAGCTGCCTGGACGATCGAGGCGAAAGTGACGACATCCCGACCGTCCCGGTTAAGTTTGAAACTTTTCCACTGCTCGCGCAGCACCTTTTCGTTGAACTTTCTCGACTTCTTCGAGAACTGCCTCCACACATCGAGCGCCTCGGGGCTGCCGTCGAACTCGTGGTGCAGTGCCATGCCCACCTTGATCCAGCCTGCCCGGTCCTCGCAGTAGCCATCCAGGTCCAGGTTGGAGAGGTGATCCTCGGCCTCGGCATAGTTGATCCCGAGTGGCTCGATGTCCTCGGCGTAACGCTGCTCGCGCTCTATGCCGATCATGTCCTCGATCAGGGTCGAGTCCACGTCGATCAGGTCGCGCGGGTCGAAACTGCCCTGCTCCCACCTGTATTCCTTGAATGTGTCCGGGTGCACGGAGGGCGGCAGCGCGACTTGCTTGCCGGTTCCGAACAGCTCGATCTCGGCACACCAGTGCCTCGTGCCGTCCTCGTCGACGAAACTCTCCTCGGTGTGCCAGAGTTTCTTCGACGAGAAGGGCTTGTCGGTGAGGAAGTAGAGGTGCCTGGACGCGCCGCCCGATCCGCTGATGACCTTGATGAAGTCGGAGGACTCGATTCCCCACGATTCGGCGATCTTTTCGACCTGTTCCAGCGCATCGTCGACGAAATCGGGATCGCGAATGTCCATGTCGAGGGCATGCAGGTAGAATCCGTCGACTCTGGACCACTTGCCGAGGCGAACGCCGATGTTCCTGCCTTTTTCGTAGCTCTCTTCGAGATCGGTCGGCGACATGACCGGCAGCGTCGACCATTTGGCCTCTACGGGCCTTTTTGAGCGATATTTCAGCCAGATGACCGAAAATCCCGCCTCAGCGAGTGAAATCGCGCTGTTTAGCACATCAGAACCCCGATTCTGGGGCGCCGAGGCGCGTTTTCAGGGCCGAACCCTGCGAAATGTCGCATGTTTTGCCCCTCAGATTGATGAAAAATCAGCAGTTCCGAGAGGTGATTCAGGTGCGGCTGGGGGACCTGCGACCGACCGACATATAGGGGGCAAGCATCTCAAGGGTCAGTTTGGAGCCCCGCAGGTTGATCATTTGCATGACCCGGTGGGCCGGCAGACGGTTGTTCTTCAGCCACAGGAAGATGTTCTGGCGCGTGACGGACATCTCTTCGCTGATCGCGGCCACATCGAGGAGGCCATGATCGTCCCGGAACTTCCGGTGCTCGGGGAGATGGTTGTAGCAGAGTTTGTAGAGGTCGCTCGGCTGACGACCGCACTCCGGGGGAAGGGCTGCGCTGGCGCTGACGTTTTCGGGCATGGTTCGTCCTTCGGGTGATTCTTCACGCTGTCACTTTTAACGTAATCAATCACGTTGACAACTCTATTTAAAAGTGATCTTCCTCGGGATGCGAAACGACCCGCACAACCATCTGAGAGAATCGGAGAACACATGAGCCTTGAGGACAAGATCGGCGAACTGATCGCCGCTGTCGAGAAGAACACCGAGGTCCAGGAAGCCGTCCTGGCGACCATCAAGGGCGCGAAGGGCGCTGCCTCTGCCGCCCCGGCTGCCGCTGCGAAGGAAGACGACAAGCCGGCCGCCGAGGAGAAGCCGAAGTCGACCCGTGCGCCGCGCGCCACCAAGACCAAGGCGCCGACGGTCAAGGAAATCCAGGACAAGACGCTGGCCTGGATCGACGTGGAGGACGACACCGAATACGAGGAGCGCGCTGCGCTGGTGCTTCAGATCAGCGAGCATTTCGGCGTGAAGAAGATCTCCGAGATCAGCGACGACGACCGCACCCTTGCCATGCAGATGCTGGACGCCGCCATCGCGGGCGACGACCCGTTCGAGGGCGTCCCGGCCAAGGAAGAGACCAAGCCGGCCCGCCGTTCGCTGGTCTGATCCAGCAATCCCGTTAAAGGTGAGGCCCCTCGGTGAAGGGCCTCACCTGCGTCTGCCTGGAAGGAGAACCCAGATGCCTGACATGAAGCACTTCGCCTATGAACACCTGCCGCAGCATTTGCAGGCGGTGTCGCGTCCGATCGCTGAACTGGCGCACCGCATGAACGACGCCCTCCCCGACTGCGAGGAGAAGGAGGTTGGCCTGCGGAAGCTGCTTGAGGCGAAGGACGCACTGGTCCGCGCCCGCCTGGAACTCTGATGGCACCTTCTGCCCATGCTCGCCTCAGTCCGTCCTCGTCCGCTCGATGGCTTCTTTGCCCGGGTTCGGTGAACTTCATCGAAGGGCTCGAAGACGAGGCGGGAGAGGCTGCGGATGAGGGCACCATTCTGCATTCCTTCATGGAGGACTGCCTGCTCAAGGACCTTAACCCGATCGACCTGATCGGCGATAGGCGCGAGCACAACGGCTACAGCTACGAGCTGGACGACGAGATGGCCGACCTGATGTTGGACGCCCTCGACCGGATCGACGAGATCCCCGGCAAGTTGTTTGTGGAGAAGCGTCTTGACCTGTCGCGCTGGCTGCCCAAGCAGTTTGGCACCAGCGACATCGGGATCGTCGGCAAGAAGAGAATCACTGTCTGGGATCACAAGTTCGGCTTCAACGCCGTCAGCCCGGTCGAGAACCCTCAGCTCATGATCTACGCGCTGGGCTTCTGGGACAACTACGCCCGTCACATCAGCGATGCCGAGGACTTTCGGCTTATCATCTGGCAGCCGCGCGCGCCGGCCGGAGGGGGCGAGTGGGACGTAACGCTCGACGAGTTGCTCGACTTCGGCAAGCGCCTGAAGAAGGCCGGCGAGGCGACCCGAGATCCCGATGCCCCGCGCGTCCCGGGTATCAAGCAGTGCGAAGGCTGCTATTGTCCGGGCGCTCGCAAGATGCTCTGTCCCGAGTATGTCGACTTCAATCTGGCTCTTCTCAAGGACGAGTTCGAGGACCTGGACCGCGAGTCCGAATATGGTCTGCCGCTCCGTTTGCCGTCTCTCAAGAACCTAAGCGTCGAGCGCATGGTGCACCTTGCGCGCCACAAGTCCATGGCCACCAAGTTCTTCGATCGCATCCATCAGCATCTGATGGACCAGGCGCTCAAGGGGTTGCCGACGCCCGGCCTCAAGTTGGTCGAGGGTCGCAGTCCTCCCCGCAAATGGAAGGACCCGTTGGAGGTCGAGCCGGTGCTGGCGCAGGCCCTCGGGGATGACGCTTTCACCCACAAGATCGTCAGCCCCACCCAGGCTGAGAAACTGCTTCCCGGAAAGCGATATGCGCGACTGAAGGTGCATGTGGACTATGGGGAGAAGAAACCGAGCCTCGTCGACGAACACGACGCGCGCCCGGCCTACAAGACGGTCGTTGACGAGTTTCTCGACGACGATTGAATCACTTTAAACGAGAGTAGCCTCACAAGGAGAGCGACATGGCTGAGAAACGGAAGAGTCCCGCAGAGGTGATGCTGCGCGACGTGCGCTTGAGCTACCCTGCCCTGTGGAAGCCGAAAGCCTTCGGCGACGGTTCCGAGGGAGAACCGAAGTTCCAGGCCGTTGCGCTGATGGACCCGACGGACAAGCGGGGCAAGGTCAACATCGAGAAGATCGAAGACGCCATCGACTTCGTGAAGAAGGAGAAATGGCCCAAGGGCGCTCCGAAACTCGGCCCCTCGAAGATATGCCTCAAGGACTCGGAGGACCTTGAGGAAATGAAGGACGGCTACGAGGGCATGATGTATGTCAGCGCCTCCGACGCCAAGCGTCCGCGCGTTCTGGATGCTGACGGCATCGACGTGCGCGAAGGCGACGAGGGTGCGCCCTACGCCGGCTGCCGGGTCGACATGAAGATCCGCATCTGGGCGCAGGACAACAAGTTCGGCAAGCGCATCAACGCCTCGCTGGTGGCGGTCAAGTTCCGCGACGACGACGACGCCTTTGGCGCCGCGCCCTTCGATCCTGACGAGTTCGACGAGGACGACGATGATGACGCGCCGCGCCGGTCGAGCAAGGGGCGTGACGACGAGAAGCCGCGTGGCCGTCGCGGCCGCGATGACGATGACGACGACGAGAAGCCGCGTGGCCGTCGCGGCCGCGATGACGATGACGACGACGATGAGGCCCCCCGCTCGCGCCGTCGCGGCCGCAATGACGACGATGACGATGAGGCCCCCCGCTCGCGCCGTCGCGGCCGCGACGACGATGACGATGACGATGACGCCCCCCGCTCGCGTGGGCGCCGGCGCGATGACGACGATGATGATGACGCCCCCCGCTCGCGTGGGCGCCGGCGCGATGACGACGATGATGATGACCGCGGCACCTCGCGCCGCGGCCGTCGTGACGTGGTGTGAGGTGAGCGACCGGGCAGGAGCGATTCTGTCCGGTCGAACATGCCATGAAGCCGGTCCAGTTCGTCGACACCGAGATATACGCCAACTACCTGCTGATCGGCGGCTTGCGGCTGAACGGCAAGGTCTGGTCGATCGAACTGGACGGTTCTCATTCCTGCCTGCCCAAGGAGGATCGCCTCTGGCTCCGCGACCGGATGCGCCAATACTGCACCGTCGGCTTCAACCTTCACGGATTTGACCTGCCCGTCATTTACGGTGCCATCTCCGGCCTCACGGTCGCAGAGATCAAGCGGATAGCCGACGACATCATCGAAGGTGGGATGCGCTCGTGGGACATTGAGGACGAGTATGGCTTCGAGATTCCTCGCAAGATCGACACGATCGACCTGATCGAGGTCGCCCCGGGCAAGGCATCCCTGAAAATCTACAACGGGCGACTGCATGGTCGCCGTATGCAGGACCTTCCAATCCCTCCCGATGCGGTGCTGACCGACGACGAGATCGAGGAGACATTCCGCTACTGGAAGAACGACCTTCAGGCGACGAAACTGCTCTGGGAGAGTCTCAAGACCCAACTCGATCTGCGCGAGGCCCTGAGTAAACAGTATGGCATGGACCTGCGCTCCAAGTCGGACGCACAACTGGCTGAGGCGATCATCGTCCAGCAGGTCGGCAAGATCCTCGGTTACAAGCCGAAGAAGCCGGTCATCAAGCCGGGCCTGAAATTCCGCTACCGGGCACCCGACTACATCAGGTTCCACAGCCCCCAGATGAACGACATCCTCGACATGATCGAGGATCACGACTTCCGGGTTGGGCCGACGGGCAAGGTGCTGATGCCGTCCTTCCTGAGCGAGGCCGAGATCAGGATCGGCGCCTCGGTCTACAGCATGGGCATCGGAGGTCTGCACTCCACCGAGGAACGTGTCGCGCACGTCGCCGATGGGCGCTACTCGCTCTTCGACGTGGACGTGGCGTCCTACTACCCGAACATCATTCTCACGCTGGGCCTATACCCCAAGCAACTCGGTCCCGCCTTCCTCAAGGTCTACCGGGGCATCGTGAAACGCAGGCTCGCTGCGAAAAAACGATCGGGCGAGATCAAAGCCGAAATTGCGAGATTGGAGAAGCTTTTGGCGGAAAGGGAGGTTGGAGATGGCGAATGAAACCTACCATCCGCGCGAACACCCTATCTACTTTGTCTGGGTCATGATGAAATATCGTTGTCGCGTCGAGACGTGTCCGCAGTATGGCGACTATGGCGGCCGGGGAATCGACTACTGCGATCGTTGGAAGCACTTCCGCTTCTTTGCCGAGGATATGTTCCCTTCTTACGAAGACGGACTCACCTTGGAGCGACGCGACAACGACAAGGGCTACTATCCTGAGAATTGCACATGGGCCACTCGTAGCGAGCAGAGCCACAACCGTCGTGTTTTCAGGAACAGCTCGACACGCTTTGCCGGTGTGAGAGCGACCGCATCCGGGGCCTATAGTGCCCGATACCAGGACAAATCGACACGCTTCAATCTGGGTCGTTTCGATAGTCCAGAAGAGGCAGCAGAGCAGAGGGCGCTCTTCATCCACTTGCTTTCGACGCGCTCGGACGACGCCATTGCAATGCTTGAGCGCAGAGCGCGCCTCGACTCTTCCACCGGCATCCGTGGTGTCACCAGACACAAGGGCGGCTTTGTTGCGCGTCGAACGGTGAACGGGGAGCGCGTCTATCTAGGGCATAGCGTGAGTTTGTCTGGTGCCGTTGATCTGTTGCGAGGTGCACTATGACGCGAGCTGAAATTCAAGCCAGACTCGCGGAGTTGCGAGACGAACTGCATAAGGAAACCGTCGCCAACGAAGGTGGTAAGGTGTCGATCAACGGCTCCTTCGGGAAGCTGGGTTCGGTCTTCTCGGCGTTGTTCTCACCCGACCTACTGCTGACCGTGACCCTGACGGGCCAACTCAGCCTCCTGATGCTGATCGAGCGCCTGACCCGCGCCGGCATCGCGGTAGTCTCGGGCAACACCGACGGCATCGTGATCAAGCCCCGCAAGAACCAGATCGACGAGATGCGGGCAATCGTGAAGCGGTGGGAGAAAGACACCGGCTTCGAGACCGAGGAGTCTGAATACGCGGCACTCTATGCTGCCAGCGTCAACAACTACATCGCCCTCAAGAAGGGTGGTGGCGCCAAGCGCAAAGGGCATTACGCGAAGTCTGGTCTCGAAGAGAAGAAGAACCCGACCATGGACATCTGTTCCGAGGCAGTTGTCGAGTTCCTGGAAAAACGAACCCCGCTCGGCCAGACCATCCGGGCCTGCCGCGACATCCGCAAGTTCGTCACCGTGAGGACGGTCAACGGGGGTGCGGTCTATGGGGTGCGAGAGGTCCAATATGAGCGCGTCAGCGCAAAGACCGGGAAGGTCTTGAAGCCGGGCACCAGGTTCGACGGCAGCGACGCAGAATACCTCGGCAAGGCTATCCGATTCTATTACTCGACCGAGAGCGTCGGGGCGATCCACTACAAGAGCAACCTGAACAAGGTGCCCAAGAGCGACGGCACTCGCCCGCTCATGATGCTGCCCGACGAGTTCCCGGCAGACGTGAACTTTGCGGCCTACGTCCGCGATGCCCGACAGATCTTGCAGGACATAGCTGCCGTCGAGGATCTGATCGGAAAAGCCCCCAAACGCAAGCGAAAGGAGACCTTGGAATGAGGATCGTGGAAGTCTATCGGAGCGAAGACGGATCGCTTCACAACGACAAGATGAGGGCCGCTGCGAGCGACCTTCACAGGGTTCTGCCGAAGAGTTCGTCCAACCAGAATAGCAAGGTGTTGGATTGGCACGATTGCCTCCACATCTTCGAGAACCTCGATGTCGTGAAGAAGGCGATCGCTGACTTCGAGGCGATGGGTGAGATCGAATCGTCCGAGTGGAAATGAAGCCTCGGTTCCTGACTGTCGGGGAGAGCGAGGTCGTCAAGACGACCAAGGCTGCTGCCGAAAAGGCGGGCTTCATCCATCGGAAGGTCGTCTACCAGGGGCGCAGAGGTGCCCCTGATGACTGGTTCTTTGGCTTCAACGGTCGCCTGATCATCATCGAGCACAAGCGGCCGGGCAAGAAGCCCGATCTGCATCAGGAGCGCGAGATCGCTCGTCTGCGGGAGCGCGGCTTCGACGTGAGGCTGGTCGATAGCCTTGAGAAGGCCCGTCGTGTGTTCCGAGGAGAGCACCTGCTATGAGCAACGGCCTTCGACGGCGCGACATGCGCGGCTTCCAGAAATGGGGTGTCCGACAGATTACCGACAACGAGATCACGATCTTGGCCTGGCTGCCTGGTGCTGGGAAGTCCGTCACATCGTTGACCGCCATGGACGACTGCCTCGAATACGGCATCGTGAAGCGGGTTCTCATTGTGGCCCCGATGCTGGTCGCTCGTGCTACCTTCCCCGACGAGTTCTCGGATTGGGAGCACCTCAATCACGTCGAATATTGCGTCCTGCGGGCCGAGGATGAGGACGAGGATGTCATCGTCGGTCGGCAGCGCGGATACCGTTTTGTGCGTGACGTGATCGGCCTGGATGCCAAGGAGGCCGCTCGATGGGCGAACCGACACAAGACCAAGGTGAAGGAATGGAAGCGGCGCCGTCTGGCCGATAACGGCTACGAGGTGCACATCATCAACAAGGAGGGTCTGAACTGGCTCTGGAAGCACTTCGACGAGGGTAAGCGTTGGCCTTATGACATGGTGATCGTGGATGAGGCGTCCCTGTTCAAGAACGGCAGAAAGCGCACCGCCAAGAAGGAGTTGAGCCAGTTTGGCGTTATGGCGAAGGCCCGGAAGTTCTGCAAACGGATCGTGCTGATGACCGGCACCCCGTCGCCGAAGGGACTGATCAACCTTTGGGGCCTGGCATACATCGCCGACCTGGGCGAGCGTCTCGGCACGTCGCGCAGCAAGTTCGAGCAGCGGTGGTTCGACAGCGACTACATGGGCTGGAACCTGACGCCGAAACCCCACGCGCATGAGCAGATTACGGAGCGCCTCAGCGACATCATGTTCTCGCTCGACGACGGGGACTACCCGGAGTTGCCGCCGTTGATCCATAAGGAGGTCAAGGTTCGCCTTTCCGACCGCCTCCTGGACGAATACGACCGCTTCGAGAGGACTCTGGTGAGCCAGATGTATGACGTGGAGGCGGTGAACAGTGGGGTGCTGACCGGCAAACTCCTGCAGTTCGCCTCGGGTGGTCTCTACAAGGAGGACGGCAAGGTCGTCCATGTTCATGACGAGAAGTTGGTCGCCCTCGAAGACATCATCGAGGATGCGAACGGTGAGCCGGTGCTGGTCTTCTACAACTTCAAGTTCGATCTGGCGCGGATCAGGAAGCGGTTCAAGAACGCGGTTGTCTTCGGTGAAGGTGACGTGCGGAAGACCAAGGCAGCATGGAACCGTGGCGAGATCGACCTGATGCTGGCACATCCTCAGTCCGTAGGTCACGGTCAGAACATCCAATTCGGCGGCAATATCTCGGTCTGGTTCAGCCCGGTCTGGGATCTGGAACTCTACCAGCAAGCCTGTGCGCGCCTCCATCGTCCCGGCCAGACCCGGCCCGTGACGAACCACCACATCATTGCGAGACACACTTACGACGAGAAGATGCTGCCGTTGTTGCAGGGCAAGGCCCAGACGCAGGATTCCATCATCCGGGCGTTCAGGCGGCACATGGGTGCAGTGAGTTAACCACACTCGTCACCATATTCGCTAGGAGGATGAGGCAAGCCTGCGATCGCGGTGAAAGATGGGCGCAGCAGGTCAAGTTGATGAAGGATTGGGGGCGGATATGTGAGTCTCTGATGTTGGCCTGGCGTTTCTCGCAGTCCCGAGACGCCTCGTTGCGTCCCGCAGGGCTTGCGTTTGTCCCTTGACGTGTCATCCGATAGAGAGCATTAACTTTAAAAGTGATTTGTGCCTTGAGGAGAACATGGCTGAAATCGTGGAGAACGAAGACCTCAGACTGCTGAGGATCGAACAGGTTTTTGCCCTCGTGCCTGTTGGCAGAAGCACCCTTTACCGGATGATCGAGGACGGGGATTTCCCGAGTCCGGTCAAATTCGGTCGCACGAGCCTTTGGCCGTGCAGCGAGGTGCGGGCGTGGATCGAGGAGCAGAAGATGCGCAGGTCTCAGGTCAAGCCCAGGCGAGGCGCTGATCTGATATGACAGGCGGGGAAGACCGTCGGCGCAGGATCTCCGATCTGATCGGTGACGACCCGGCGCCGAAGAGGAAGGGTGGTCGTCCTCGTAAGGACGGGCTGCCTCCCGGCTCGGTCCCTCCGAAGCCCAAGCGCCCGGTGGGTCGGCCGCCCAAGGACCCGGGCGCGGCGCCGCGCCCGAAGAAGCCTGTCGCGCCTGCTCCTCTGCCGGTGAAGAAGCCCGTCGAGGTGGCACCGCCCCTTCCCGACAGGAGTGACGACGAGGCTCAGAACCTCACCTCCAAGGACGTGAGCGCGATGCTCCTCTACGGGGTGTCGGTGCAGCAGCTTGCCCGGCTGTTCCGGCTGACGCGCCCCGGCGTCGAGAAGAAGTTGCGCAACGCTAGGCCCATCGACCTCGGGTCGCACGGCAACCCCCTCTACGACCTCGCCGACGCGGCCGGCTACCTGATCGAGCCGAAGATCGACATCGAGGAATACCTCTCGATGATCAAGCCGGAACGCCTGCCAGACCACCTGCGCGAGACCTTCTGGAACGCGAAGTTGAAGCGGCAGCGATACGAGGAGAAGGCCGGGGACCTCTGGCGCACGGCGAAGGTCATGGAGGTGGTGGGGGAGCTGCTCCTCGACATCGGCAACAAGCTGAACCTGATCCCGGATCGAATCGAGCGCATGACCGGCCTGAACCCCGAGCAGTATCGTCTGGTGCGCAGCGCGGTCGACGCGGTGCGGGAAGAAGTCTTCGACGAGGCGCAACGCATCGGCAGGGGTGACCATGTGACCAACCAACTCGGCGAGGAGGACGAGGAATGAGCATGGCGTTTCCGAACCTGAGCGCGATGCTCACGGAACTCATGAAGGCTATCCGCCCCCCGGAGCGGATCACCGTCTCGCAGGCCGCGGAGAAGTATCGCTACCTGCGAGAGGCGACCCACACCGGCTATTGGGACAACGGCATCGCCCCCTACCTCGTCGAGATCATGGACGAGATGGAGTCGCTCGACTTCACGGCCATCGCGTTCGCCGGTCCCGCCCGCTGCGGGAAAGCTCTTGCTCTGGACACACCGATCCCTACGCCGACAGGCTGGACCACGATGGGAGATCTTGCGGTAGGGGATCGCGTGTTCGGTTCCGATGGGCGTAGTTGTCGTGTCGTCGCCAAGAGCGAGGTGTTCGAGGATCACGATTGTTACGAAGTGGTCTTTTCGGACAAGTCCCGGATTGTCGCGGATGCCGGCCATAAGTGGTTGGTGAACGACGGGGCGAACTCCAACAAGCCTAGGGTTCTCACGACAGAGTATCTCTCTGGCCGAGTTACATACCGGGCGAATGGCCGTTTTCGCTTTACGGTGGATAACCCCAAGCCTTTGATTTTCGATGGTGGTGGTGACCTACCACTCGATCCTTATGTCTTCGGGGCCTGGCTGGGCGACGGTCACAATGTCGGAGCGCGCCTTGCCAGCAGCAGTCTGGATGTCGAGGCGATGTGTGAGAACATCCGGGCTCGCGGTCTGCCTTGTTTTTGGCGCGTCGATGGGAGTGGCAAGCATACGATATATTTGAGAGACCCTGCCCTCCCGATCGGAACTAGGGGTAATCCGGGGCATGTGGGTGCTGCCCTGCGGTCGATGGGTATGCTTCATGGTCGAAAGAAGTATATCCCAGAGTGCTATTTCAACGCATCACTTGCCGATCGACTCGCCCTTTTGCAGGGCCTCCTCGACACAGACGGGAGTGTTTCCTGTGAGAACGGGAGGGTTGAATTTTCCAACAGTTCTCACGTTCTGGCCCATGGGGTGCTCAGGCTACTTCGCTCGCTAGGCATAAAGTGCCGCATGAGCATCAGGGAGACGATCGGGCGACCGTCTTTCAGGTTGTTCTTCAACCCTAACGCTGTGGACGGGATGCGGTTCTTTCGACTCGGTAGGAAGCAGATCCTGATCGAGCGAAAGACACACCGAGGCGCTGCGGCTTTGTCCCGTCGCACAATCACTTCCATCAGAAGGGTGAGTAGTGTTCCTACACAGTGCATTGCGGTTGACGCTGAAGATCGTCTTTTTGTCGCGGGTAAGGGGTGTGTTCTCACGCACAACAGCGACATTTTTCACAACTGGCTGGGCTATGCGGCGATCTGCGACCCGGGCGACACCATGGTCGTGCACATGACGCAGAGCACGGCGCGCGACTGGTCCCAGGGCGACCTGCGCAAGGCGCTGCGGCACTCGACGGCGATCGGGAGCACCCTGCTGCCGGGCAAGCAGAACATGAACGTGCATGACTTGCGCTTCGCGAACGGGATGCGGCTGCTGGTGAAGTGGCCCACCATCACGGAACTCTCGGGCAAGACCATGCGCCGCATGTGGCTGATGGACCACGACCGGATGCCCACCGACATCGACGGTGAAGGTGCGCCCTTCGACCTCGCCCGCAAGCGGACTCAGACCTTCGGTCGCCACGGCATGACGGTCGCGGAGTCCTCGCCGGGCTTCGAGGTGACGAACCACCGCTGGATGCCGACCAGCCCCCACGAGGCACCGCCGACCGAGGGCGTCCTGTCGATCTACAACCGCGGCGACCGTCGGCGCTGGTATTGGCGCTGCGCCAACCCGGAGTGCGGCAAGGCGTTCGAGGGCGACTTCAAACTGCTGATCTGGGACAAGCATGACCCTGAGACTGGGGAGGTCTACGACGACATTCAGATGGCGGAGAGCGCGCGGATGTGCTGTCCGCATTGCAGCTTCGAGCACACCCATGATCCCGACGAAGCGACCGGGCAGCCGGGCAAGAACGGCCTCAACCGGGCCGGTCGCTGGATCAAGGACGGGATGGTCTGGGAAGACGACGGCAGCATCAGCGGGCGCCCCTACCGCTCGGACATCGCCTCGTTCTGGCTCAAGGGGACCGCAGCGGCGTTCGTCACCTGGCGGGAACTGGTCCTGAAATACCTCAAGGCCATGTCGGACTACGAGCGCACCGGGGACACCGGCTCGCTCAAGGCCACCGTCAACACCGACCAGGGCTTGCCGTTCGTCCCGCCGTCCCTCAGTGGCGACCGTTCTCCCGAGGATCTGAAAGCCCGCGCCAGGAGCAACACCTGGGGATCGCAGGACGAGCCTGTTGTGCCGGATGGCGTCCGCTTCCTCACCGCGACGATCGACGTGCAGAAGCATCAGTTCGTGGTGCAGGTGCATGGTCACGGGCCGGCTGGTGATCGCTATGTCGTCGACCGCTTCTCGATCAGGAAGTCGGAACGATTCGATGAGGATGGCGAGCGTTACTTCCTCTCCCCTCACGCTCACGAGGAAGACTGGTATGTCCTGATTCCCCAGGTGATCGAGAAGACCTATCCCTTGAACGACGAGAGCGGTCGCCGGATGCGGATCAGGGCGGTGGCCTGCGACTCCGGTGGGCGTGAGGGCGTGACGCTCAACGCCTATGCCTTCTGGCGCTATCTGCGCGACGAGCATCCCGGACAGCACCATCGCCGGTTCCAGTTGGTGAAGGGCAATCCGGTCCTCTCGGCCCCGGCACAGGCGCTGACCTACCCGAACAGCGAGAGGAAGGACCGCCGTGCCGCCGCGCGCGGGGAGGTGCCGGTCTTGCTCGTCAACACCAACATGCTCAAGGACCGCCTGGATGGCTTCCTCGACAGGGTGGACGGGAACGGTCATTCCGTGATCTTCCCCCATTGGCTGCCCGACTGGTTCTATTCGGAGCTGACGGTCGAGGTGAAGGTGCCCAACAAGGGCTGGGAGAACCCGAAGAAGCTGCGCAACGAGGCATGGGACTTGCTCGTCTACGACATCGCCCTCTGCCTCTCGCCCCGTCACATCGGGATCGAGCGTCTGAATTGGGACGACCCGCCGACATGGGCTGCCGAGTGGGACGACAACGATCTCGTGTTCAGCCCTGAGCAGGCCATGCCGTTCGCCCCGGAGGAGCAGACTTTCACCCTTGATAGTATCGCGGAACTCGCAAAGCGACTTGGCTAGTGATCACTTTTAACGTAAGCCTTAACGAGAAATGAGACTCGTGGGGCTGGATAATTGCCGGTAGCGTCCGACATTGCGACCCTTTTGAAGGAGGCGAAAGCCGCCTATCACGAACTGCTGACCGGCAAGGCGGCTGTCGTGCTGGTCGATCAGAACGGCGAACGGGTCGAGTTCAGGCCCGCCAACGTCAACCAGCTTCGCTCTTATATCCGGGATCTTGAGGGGCAACTCGGCACTGCCACGCCGAGCGGGCCGATGCGGTTGGTGTTCTGATGACCTTCCGCCATCTCGCCAAAGACGAACGGATGAAGGAATTGCTCGGTCTCCCTCAAGGCCGTGCAGTTGAGGGTGTGTCTGGTGAAGTTCTCCCTCCCGGCACACCCAATACTTCCGCCATCGCGGGCGGCCCGTATGAGGGCGCCGAGCGATTTTCGCGTGAGATGGCGCTGTGGCGCCCCTCGTCCCGGTCGGCCGATGGCGACCTGCTGGGCGACAAGAGCCTGCTCGACACCCGCGTCCGCGACACCGTTCGCAACGACGCCTACGCTGCTGCCGGCGCGGAAATCCGCAAGGACAGCATCGTCGGGGCGATGTTTGTGCTGAACAGCAAGCCCGATTACAAGCGCCTTGGCCTCGATACGAAGTGGAGCGAGGAGTTTCAGGAGGAAGTCGAGGCGAAGTTCATCGCCTGGGCCGAGAGCCTGAACAACTACCCCGACGCGCAAGAGGTGAACAACTTCACCGGCCTCGTGCGGCTGGCGGTCGGCTCGTTCTCCCTCAGCGGGGAAGTGCTGGCGGTCGGCGAGTGGGTGGATGACGGGCGCCCCTTCAAGACTGCGATCCAGATGATCGACCCGGATCGGCTGTCCACGCCGCCGACCATGCGGGACGGCCCGCAGATGCGGCGCGGCGTCGAGCGTAACCGGCGCGGCGCGGCGGAAGCGTATCATATCCGCACCGTCCACCCGGGCGACTTCACCAGTTTCGAGCGGTTCACCTGGAAGCGCATCAAGGCGCGGAAGCGGTGGGGCCGTCAGCAGGTGATCCACATCTTCGATCAGCAGCGGCCTGATCAGAGCCGCGGTCTCTCGCGGATGGTCAGCGCGCTGAAAGAGTCCCGGATCACCAAGCGGTTCCGCGATGTCACGCTGCAGAACGCCGTCGCCAACGCGCTGTTCGCCGCGACCATCGAGTCCGACATGCCCTCCGAAGCGGTCTATCAGGCCCTGGGTGGCGGCCAGCCTGACGCCGGCCAGGTCGCCAAGGTGATCAGCACGTTCGCGGGCGGCTACATGAGCGTCCTCGACGCCTACATGGGCGAGGCCGAGAACCTGAAGATCGACGGGGTGCGGATTCCGCATCTGCCGCCCGGTTCCAAGCTGCAACTGCGCCCGGCCGGCAAGGGCGGCCCCCTCGGCAGCGAGTTCGAGACCTCGCTCGTTCGCTACATCGCGGCAGCCCTCGGCATCTCCTACGAGGAGTTGTCCAAGGACTACACCAAGACGAACTACTCGTCGGCCCGCGCGGCGATGAACGAGACCTACAAGACGATGCAGTCGGCCAAGCGTCTGATCGCCGATCGCTTCGCCTCGCACATCTTCATGATGTGGCTGGAAGAGGCGTTCGCGAACGGGGAGATCACCTCGCTGTCGCGCCGCTCGCCGAACTTCTGGGACGGCATGAACCGGGAATACTACGGTCGTGCCGACTGGATCGGCGCCTCGCGCGGCCAGATCGACGAGCTGAAAGAGACACAGGCTGCTGTCCTGCGGCTCAAGTATGGCCTCAGCACCCGTGAAGACGAACTCGCCCGCCTCGGGAAGGACTGGCGGCGCGTCTTCGAGCAGCTCGAACGCGAACAGACCATCGCCACGGAGAGGGGGCTCACCTTCACCGAGGACGACAACATGATGAATGCCGCGACCGGCGCCCCTCGCGAGAAGGAAGCGAAGGACGAGAAGGATGACGGCTCGGAGGACAACACCGATGCTTGAGGCCGTTCTCGCCCGCTTCAAGGATGCCCCGTCCCTCGTCGCCCCGGAACAGCAGGCGACCTTCGAGGGCTGCCTGTCGGCGCTGGCGAAGTCTCCCGACCTGCCGAAGCTGATGGCCGAGCGGGCCAGCAACGACTTCTGGTTCGCCCCGGACGACTGGCGCTCCCATTACCGTCCCTACAACGTCAAGGACGGCATCCTGACCATCCCGGTGAAGGGGGTGCTGCTGCACGACTTCCCGTGGTCCTTCGGCTCCTGGGCGACCGGCTACGAGTATATCTGGCAGGCGTTCTCGCGCGGCATGGAGGATGGCTCCGTGCGTGGCATCGCCTTCCATTGTCATTCGCCGGGCGGCGATGTCGCGGGCAACTTCGACATGGTGGACAAGATGTTCGCCATGCGCGGTCGCAAGCCCATCCGCGCGTTCGCGCACGAGGCCGCCTATTCTGCTGCCTACTCCATCGCCTCTGTCGCCGACAAGATCGTCGTCTCGCGCACCGGGGGCGTCGGCTCCATCGGCGTCGTTACCGCCCATTGGGACGTGTCGAAGGCGTTCGATGAGGCCGGCATCAAGATCACCTTCATTCACTTCGGCAAGCACAAGGTCGACGGGAACCCGTTCGAGGCGCTCAAGCCCGAGGTGAAGGCTCGCATCCAGAAGCGCATCGACGATCTGGGCGAGGTCTTTGTGTCCACCGTGGCGCGGAACCGCGGAATGGATGCTGCTGAGGTCAAGGCGACCGAGGCGCTCACCTATTCCGCGCAAGAAGCGATCGAGATCGGTCTCGCCGATGATGTCGGACCCCTCGATGACGCTGTGGCTGCGTTCGCGGCCGACCTAACCGCAACCTCCGAAGGAGATGAGCAAATGAGCGATTTTACCCAAGCTCAATACGATGAAGGCGTTTCCGCGGCCAAGGCTGCGGGGAAGGCCGAAGGCATGAAGGAAGGTGCGACCGCCGAGCGCGCCCGCATCGCGGCGATCCTCGATTCCGATGTCGCCAAGGAGCGTCCCGCCGCAGCGCGGATGCTGGCTTTCGACACCGACAAGGACGCCGAGTCGGCCGCCGCCTCGCTGGCGAAGCTGCCGGCCGAGGCCGCCGCGCCTTCCTCGAAGGAAGACGACAAGGCCGACAAGACCAACGGCCAGAAGTTCGACGCCGAGATGAAGAAGGACCAGCCCAAGGTCGGCGCCGAGGGTGGCGACGAGGAGGGGAAACCCTCGCGCGCAGCTCGCACCGCCTCGCTCATGGGCTGGGACGACAAGAAGAAGTGACCCGCTAACACCTACAAGAGAAAGGTAAAGCACATGGCTATCACCATCCCGAATCAGGAAGGCGGCGTCGGCATCCCGAGCCAATGGTCCGACACGATCAACGATCCGCTCGGCCCGCTGTTCCTGTCGTCCCATCCTGATCCGCTGACCATCGACTATCCGGTCGCGGCTTCTCAGAACATGGCCGCATTCACTGTGGTCGGTTTTGACGGCAGCAAGAGGCTGATTCCGGCCGTGCTCGACACGACCGCCGCCATCGGTGTCCTGGCCCATGCCATCACGACCGACGCCTCGACCAACTACAAGGGCGCCAAGGTCTTCCGCGGTGGTCACTTCAACCACAAGCGGTTGGTCTGGGATGCCAGCTACGACTCGGAAGCCAAGAAGGTCATGGCGTTCGAGGGTGCCCCCACCCCGACCCAGATCCGCGTCGGCACCGCCAAGACCTACACCCCCTGAGAAGGGGGCGTAGGCCCTACCGAAACACACGTCGAAACTCAAGGAGATAGACGATGACTCTTCAACTGTGGACGCAGCGCGATCTCATCGAGATTCGGCGCGACATGAAGCGGGAACGCCCGACCGACTTCTGGCGGAAGAAGTTCTTCGGTGGTGCGCCGCACTACTCGAAGAACAAGGAAATCCACTTCGGCGACATCGAGGGCACCCGGGCCATGGCCCCGTTCGCGCTGCCGTCGAGCATGGGCGTTCCGATCTTCAAGGATCGCGGCGCGGCGCTGAAGTCCTTCACGCCGGCTTACATCAAGCTGCTGGATGCCGTGCGCCCGGAAGATGCGACCACGATGACCGTGGAAGAACTGATGGAAGGCAAAGAACTCGACATGTCGCAGCGTTTCGACCTGCGCACCGCCGAGATCAGCCGTCAGCACATCACCGCGATCGAACGGACCTGGGACTGGATGTGCGCTCGCGCCGTCATCGACGGGGCTGTGACCGTCAAGTATCAGCCGGATCAGGGGCAGCCCTACCCGGAAGTGACCATCACTTTCGGCAGGGACAGCAACCTGACCGTTGCCTTCGGCAACACTTCCGACTGGTCTGACCCGGACGCCGACATCTTCGGCGACGTGCAGGACTGGATCAACGCTGGCCGCGCGGCCAAGTTCGGCGGCAGTTTCAACGAGATGATCGTCGGCCGGAACGTCGCCGAAGTGTTCCAGCGGAACAAGGGCATCATCGAGAAACTGGACACGCAGATCCGCGGCGGCGAGGCCACTTCGTTCACCCGTGGCCTGCAATTCTACGGCGATGATGCCAACATGCCGACCTACATCGGCACCCTGGGCGGCGCTGGTGGGGCCATCGCGGTCTACGCCTATCAGGACCAGCAGATCAACGACGCGGGCAGCCTCGTCGAAGTGCTGGACCCGAACGACGTGTTCATGTCGGCCCCCGGCGTGGATGGTCTGATGGCCTATGGCGCCATCTACGACCTCCAGGCGATGGGGTCGGGCAATGGTGCCCGCACCGACATCTTCCAGAAGCAGTATGAGAATGCGAACCCTTCGCAACTCAACATGCTGTCGCAATCGGCTCCTCTGCCGATCCCGCGGAACCCGAACCGCACGTTCAAGGCGACCGTCCTGAACTGACCTGACAATCGCATCCCGGCAGACTCTCGTTTGCCGGGATCACACCCTCAAAGGAGAACACGAGATGAGCAAGTTCGCCGTTTCCGCGCTGGTCTACAAGAACACCGCAGGCGAGAAGACCCGTCGCAAGGCTGGCAGCGTCTTCGACGACGCGACCGACGCCGACATCGCCGCCTGGGAGGCGAAGGGTCATGTGCGTGACGCGACCATCGGCGAGATCGCCGAGGCCGTGGCTGCGGGCGAGATCGACGCCAGTGCGCTGCCGAGCGCCCCGAGCGACGAGAAGAAGGCATCGAAGAAGCAGACCGAGAAGCGCGCCGACCTGGTGTGATTGACCGGAAGAAGGGGGAAGCCTATGGCACTCGTTACCGCTCTCGCGCTGCACGACGTAGAATACAATGGCGTCGGTGGCCGCGCATACGCCAAAAGCGGCGCTACCATTAGCGTCAGCGAGGACGAGTTCCTGGCTCTCGAATCCATGGGAGCGGCGCGGCGCGACAAGACTGCCGCCCCTTCCCCCATGGTCAATCCTGCGCTCAAGCCCGAGATGACCCGCAAGCGCGGGAAGCGGCGCGGCTGATGGGCGCCGTCCGGGATAAGCTGCGCCGCGCGCGCAACGTCCTCCACGAGAGGATGAGCGTCCCGGCGCTCTATATGCCTATGGCCGGGTCGAAGTCGCAGGCCCTGATCACGGTCAGGGTGCATGAGAGCTGGCGAGCCCTCGGCGACCTCAAGGGCACCAATTTCAACTACGCCGAAGTGGAGGACATCACCCCGAGGATTGTCTTCCTTCTGAGCGAGTTGCGTCCGCAGCGCAACGCCTACGTCTCCGTCGGGCCGGGCGAGGTCTATCGGATCGACGTGGTGCTTCCTGATGACGACATCACGGTCACCGCGAAGGTGGTGAAACTCAGCGCCGCCGAGGCCAAGGGCTTCCCCTTCCCCGAGGTGGGCGCATGAGCGGGGCATATGCCGTCTTCGTCGAGGGTCTGGATGATCTCAAGGATCTTGAGAACCTGACGCCGGCCATCGAGCGCGCCGCGCGCCTCGCCATCAACGCTACGGCGGATCGCAGCCGCAAGGCCGCTGCCGACGAGATTCTCCGGGAGATCAACTTCCCGGCCCGTTACCTCAGCCCGGGCGAAGGTCGCCTCAAGGTCACCCGCTATGCCTCGGTGCGGAAGATGGAAGCCGTCGTCACCGGGCGGCGCCGCGCCACTTCCCTCGCGCGCTTCGTCACCAGCGGGCAGGCCGGCAAAACCGGCGTCACGGTGTCGATGAAGAAGGGGTCGAGCAAACCGATGCCGCGCGCCTTCCTGATGAAACTCAAGTCGGGTGCTGCCGGAGTCGAGACGAAGAACAACCTCGGTCTCGCCGTTCGCACGGCGCGCGGGCAGCGCCCGGATCGGGCCTACAAGCCGGTGAAGGTCTCGGACAACCTGTGGCTCTTGTATGGCGTCAGCACCGATCAAGCTTTCAGGATCGCTCGGGAGAAGGTCAGCCCTGAAGCCGCGTCGTTCCTTGCGGCCGAGTTCAACCGTCTGTTGAAGGTGGACTTCTGATGTTGCAGGGTTTCTCGATCAGCGGTTCTCTCTCGGCGCAGCGGATGCCGTTCCGGCTGCGCGTCCTGCGCAACCTCACCTCGACGCTCGAACGGGTCAATCCGACCAACGGCTATCACTATGATCTGCGCGGCTGCGTCTTCCGCGGGCGCGACACGTTCGGGCCAGAAGACCCGCTGCCGATGCTGTCGATCTTGGAAGCTCCGATTCCGCTTGAGACGATCATCAGCCGCAACACCAACACCGCATCGTCCGGGGATTGGGAACTGCTGATCCAGGGCTTCGTGCCTGACGACCCGATCAACCCGACCGATCCAGGTCATCATCTGATGGCCGAGGTGAAGGCGGTGCTGGTCGAAGAGAAGCGCCGGGATCGCAGCCGCAACATCCTCAACGTCAGCGGCAAGATCGTGGAACTGCGCGTCGGTCAGGGCTCTGTGCGCCCGGCAGACGAGGCATCCGACAAGGCGTTCTTCTGGTTGACGCTGACGCTGAAACTGGCGGAGGACCTGAGCGACCCTTACCAGTGATCTATGGGGTCAAGATCACGTTAATGGTATATGATCCCGGATAAAGTGATTCTGAAATCCTGAAAGGAGTCAGGTATGGCGAACAACTATGTGCTCGGCCGCGGCGAGATCGACTTCTCTCGCTTCATCAACAACACGCAGACGCCGGAAGGCTTCCGTTACATCGGCAACACCCCGGAGTTCAACCTGACCATCGAGTCGGAGAACCTGGACCACTTCAACTCCGACCGCGGTGTGAACGAGAAGGACGCCTCGATCGTTCTGACCACGAACCGCACCGGCTCGCTGATCACCGACAATATCGACCCCGAGAACGTCGCTCTGTTCTTCTTCGGCTCGAAGTCGCTGCTCACCGTCACTGGCGCGACCGTCACCGGGGAGGCCATCGACGGGGTGAAGCAGGGGCTGTCCTACCAACTCGGCGTCACCACGCAGAACCCGGTCGGCACCCGCTCTGTCACCTCGGTTGTCGTCAAGGATGACGCCACGCCGACCCCGGCGACGTTCGTCCTCAACGATGACTATACGGTCGACCTGGATCACGCTCGTATTCTGATCGTTGAAGGTGGTGCCATCACCAACGGCAAGAACCTGCGGATCGACTACACCCAGACGGCCCACACCCGCGACCGCATCCTGTCGGGGACGAGTGCCGTGGCCGGCGCCCTGCGCTACACCGAATACAACGCGCAGGGTCCGAACAAGGTCTGGTATTTCCCCTCGGTCAAGCTGGCGCCCAACGGCGACTACGCCCTCAAGGGCGACGAGTGGCAGCAGATCCCGTTCAGCATCGAGATCCTCAAGCCTACCGTCGGCGAGGCGATCTACATCGACGGCGCTCCCATCGTCTGACCCTGACCGCCTGCCCTGAAAGGAGAACTCATGGCACTCGCAGACTACGAACCCCTGAAAAGGGACGTTCAACTTCCTGGCGGCAACTCGTTTGCCGTCAGGGGTTTCTCGCTCGAAGACATCACGGTGATCATCAACGCACATGGTCATGCCGTGCAGCAGTTCTTCGACACCTACTCCAAGGACGGGCAGTTCCGTGAGGACGCCAGCCCGGTCGCGGCCATCGGCGACCTGCTGCGCCAGGCACCCGACCTTGCCGCCTCGATCATCGCGCGAGCTGCCGACGAACCCGGCACCGAGCCCGTGATCAGGAAACTGCCGGTCGGCCCGCAGGTCGAAGCCCTCCAACAGATCGCGGACCTCACCTTCGAGGCATCTGGTGGCCCGGGAAACTTCGTCGAGGCCGTCGTAAGCCTGATGCGCGGTCTGGGGGGAGCGGCAAGCATCAGGTCGGCCTCGATGATTGGCTCGAAGGCATAAGGCGGCAGGTCAGCCTGCTGCTCGCCAACGGTCACCACCAGGCCCGTCGCTACCCGGTCGGGACGGTCTATGTCGAGTCCGCATTCGTCATCGAACGTCTCAACCGGGAAGAGGCCAACAGGGCCATCCTCGTCCAATTGGCGGTGTCCTCGGTGATCTCGAAGAAGGGAAGCAAAGCCTTCCAGAAGCGGATCAAGGAGATGACTTCCTGATCCTTCCCTCGCGGCTGGTTCGGAGATCACTTTTAAAGTAATCTCTCACGGGAATCGTTAAGGTGATCGCATGGCCGACCGCGACGTAAAACTGATCATCCGCGCGAAGAACGATGCTTCGCGCGCGATCGACTCCGTTTCCGACGCTCTCAAGGTTCTGACCGACGCGCAGGCGAAGGTGTCCAGCGGGGCCGCGAAGACCGACAACAGCATTGGCAAACTCGGCGACGAACTCGCCAAGATGAACGCCAAGATCGCCGGGATGCAGGCGATGACGAAGCTGTCGGGCCATCTCGACCGCGCAGGCCAAGGGGTCGAACGGCTGCGCGTCGGGCTCGGCAACGCGACCGCCAACTTCCAGAAATACGCGAACAGCGCCGAGGAGGCCGGCGCCAGGGTCAAGGAACTCGAAGCCGAGGTCACCTCACTGCGGTCGCGCCTTGAGCAGGAGAAGTCCGCTCAGGACACCGCGCGCTCCGCCATGGCGAAGACGGCTGCTGCGCAGAAGGAACTGACGGCAGCCCGTCGTGAATACAACAAGGCCCTCAAGGTGAAGGTCGATGTTGCTGACCGCGACGACGGCATCGCCAAGGCCAAGGCGCGACTCGACGCCGCCGAGGCGTCCGTCCTTGCGAACAAGCAGGCATACGAGGCGCTGCGCTCCACCTACCAGGCCACCCGGAAGGAACTGACCGCGCTCGGCGCCACGCTCCGGGATGCGACCAACACGCACAAGCAGTTCCAGTCCTCTGCTGACTCCGCTGCCGTGGCGCTGGAACGGCAGCAGGCGTCCCTGGCGAAGGGTGAGGCTGAATACTCCGAATTGAACCAGATGATCCAGAAGACCGCTGCGGGCTTCGGGGTCGCCGGGAAGGAGCAGTCGCAACTCGCCGCCAGCACCGCCAAGTTGCTGCCCGAGGTCGCCCGTCTGAGCGCGGTGCTGGCCGGGCTGGAACGCTACTCCACGGGCGGTAAGAACTTCGTCGATCCGAAGACCGCAGCCCGGATGCGCGATCTGCGCATCGAGGCCGAGCGCACCGAGAAGACGTGGAAGACCTTGGAAGCGGAGGCGGGCCGTCTCGCTCGCGAGATGCGCGGTGTGGCGAAGCCGACGGAGCAACAGGTCGCCGCCTTCAAGCAGATCGTCAGCGCGGCTGCCGCGGCGAAGGCCGAATACCGTTCGTTGCAGGCGTCCCTCCACGCTGTCAGCGGCTCGGGCAAGGCGTCCCTGCCCGTCACCGACGCCCTGATCAAGGCTGACATCAGGCGGGCCGACGGGCTGCGCAAACTCGCCGCTGCCTCTCGGGAAGCCGCTGCGCAGCAGGTGCGCGACAACGCTGTTCTCGCAGCCGAGGCCCGCAAGGCTGCCGAACAACAAGCAGCCGTCGTGCAGGCCGCTCGCAACCGCTACTCGGACGGCGCCGGGGGCTTCGCAGACCCTGCTGCCGCAGCATCCCTCCGTGCCAGCAACGCCGCTATCGCCGAGGCCGAGGCGCGCTTGAAGGCGCTGCGCACGGCCTATGCGCAACTGAACGCTACCACCCAACTCGGCAAGTCCGCGACCGCCCAGCAGAAGGTGGAGATGCAGGCTCTGGCGACGGCCGCCGACCATGCCGAGAAGGAACTGAATCAACTCCGGGGCGCGCTCAACAACGTTGCCGGTGGGATGCGCAACGTCCGGGCTGCCGGCAGCGGCATGTTCGGCGGCATCAACCGCGAGTCGCGGCAGGCGATGTCGGTGTTCCAGCGTCTGCGCGGCGAAGTGCTGGCGCTGGCGACGGCCTATGTCGGTCTCTACGGCACGATCTCGAACGTCGGTGGGGTGATCTCGGCCTACCAGCAACTCGAAGCGGCGCAGAACCGCCTCGGGGCCGTCTTCAATCAGGACGACAGCAAGGTCGCGCAGGAACTCGGCTTCATCGAGCGG